GCCTTACCCACTTTGAAGGCAAACCGGATGAACTCAGGGTGGTTGCCCAGCCCGCTGCTCTCCATCGCTTCCTTCAACTTCTCTGAGCCAAAGGTGTCAATCGCCTTACGCGCAACCGACACGTTGGAGTCGAAGGCATCGCCACCGAACTCCTTGTCAGTCTTGCTTTCGCTGATCCAACCCTTCACCATCGCAACCTGCTGCTCCGCTTGCCGTTGGATCATTGCTGCTCCAATATCGGCTACGCGTTGCGCGTCAGGCCCTGACAGTTTCAGTTCCTTGGCCAACGCACTGAATTGCTCGACAGCAGAGCTGTCAAGTTCAATGCCCTCGGGCGCGGTGAAGGTGTAGGTTTCGGGTGCCGCGTTTGCGCCATCCTTGCCTTCACCCTGCTCACCTGGCTTGGCCTCACCTGCGGCGCCTTCGGCACCTGCTGGTTTGCCCTCGCCAGGCTTTGCGGCCTCGCCTCCGGTCAAAGACGCATCGCCGTTAAGCGCTGCGCCAGTGTTCTCTCCACCTGCTGGGGTGCCACCGGCACCATCATTTGCTTCAGGCATTTATTTCTTCCGTTGCTCTTGGAGCATTTTTTCGTAGCTGTCCAAGCAGTGATCGTTGACCCGGGCCAATAGCCGCAAACCTACGTTCCTGCCACCTTCGTTGAAGTCCGTCACGTTCCTTGAAGAACTGAAGGATGTTCGGTAAATCCCCGATACGTCGAGGAGCCACCACACGAGTCGTCGCCCTCTTGGGCTGGACATCAACCACTTGATGTCTTCGATCTCGGTCTTCTTCAGATTGGCCGCTTGTTGGGTTACATCTTCGGCCTGCCTTTCGTCTTCGGTTTCGTCAAAGGTTGAACTCATATGCGCACGGATACTACATCCGTTCTCTGCAGTTAAACGCTCGGGTTCTTCACGATGCGCGGGGAACTGATGCCCAGCTTGAACGTTCTCGTGTCTGACAGCGTGATCGAGAAGAAGTAATCTGCCGTGTTGGTCAAGTTGGCAGAAAGTTCGCCCACCAGCCACAGTGGGAACACCACATGCCCCTGAAATCGGTAGGATGGGAATGTGCTGGCGTAAGTGACAGCAAAAGCATCGAGAACCACGCGACCGTTTGCAGTTTTCGTTACGTCAGACCGAAACTGCGTAAGCGAAGGGAGACTGATTGGCGACCCATCAAGCATCTCGACGAAGAAGTCGTATTCCATCCCAATATAGTCAGTCGTAGTAGATGTGACACCCCAGTTTTGTGGGTTTGCTGGAATGTAGATTGACGCATTTGGAGCGGACGTTGTGGGGACAAACTCGCATGTTTGCCAGTAGCGCCCGTCGATCACCTCGACCTTTGCATTTTGACGAGTCACGTTGGATGCACCAATGGTGTAGCCGGTTGCTTGCGTACCGTATCCAACAGCGCCAGTTTGCGAAAGCAGCGGATTCGTTACGAGATTGACGCCTTTGTAAACCGGCCCTTTTGTTGGGATACCAAAAATAGAAGCTACGATAGCAGCCTCTTTTTGTGCCATCAATAAAGCACCGGCCAAAGACAAATGGGTTCCGTCAGTTGTCATTCCGCTAATATAAGTGCCCGTAGAGTCATGTGATGTACCCAGCGAATCGCTGTAATAAACACCGTTTGAAGGGCTTGCATCGGCTTTGAACTGTGCATTCAGCTCCAAAATACATTGGCGAGTGACGGACTGATCTGTTGCAACGTTGGTGCCGTTGGTGAAGCCATACAGGCCCGCATCAATCACAATAGGTGCAGCGCAGCGCAGCAGACCAACGATCTTGCGATGGTTTGCTAGCGTGGCTGCAATCGTCGCTGATTTTGTTCCAGCAGTCACAGCCAATAGGTCGTTAATAGACCCGCCCCGGTAGAAAATAACATCGGGGTTAAGGGCTGCAATATCCTCAATTGCCTTGCGGGTCGCTGAAGCGCCAGCTGCAGACCGGGCCAGCATTTGAGTCGTTGTTTCACCCGATACGCCGCCGTTAGCAATTAGCCGCATTTGCTGGTAGTAGAGATTTGTTCCGAACTTGTCTACGAAAAATGATAGCGACGTTGCGCCAGAGCCAGGGAAAGGCGCTGTAACGCTTGTCAGGTCCGTATTTGCCCAGCCGTTGTTCGCTGTTGAGTCTCCAAAAGTGGCAGCACGGATGTTCACTTGTTGCTTGCCAAGCCCTACCGCTACCCCCGTTGGGGAAACCAGCGCCAACCCCGCCGAGTCGTACACAGGCAACAGCTGCTCCTTGCCCTGCAAGTCCATGGCGCCAACCAGCTTGCCGGTAGCCCGGTCATACAGATTTGGCGAATTGCCGGTGTCGTAGTCGCTCATGGTTTACCCCTATAAAGTTGGCGGAGTTTAACGCTCCGCGCCCTACATATACGCTCGCGCCATCCTGCGACGCCGACGCAAAATCTCGAGCGCGCCATCTGCTGGTGTACTGCCTGTGTAGACGATGTTGGCAGGCATGCCGTTGAGTGTGTACGACCCCGGGCTGGCCACCAAGGTGTACTGCGTAGCGCTTGGCGTGTACACGATGCTGGCGGCTTTGCCTGTCATGGTGTAGCTGCCTGCGGCTGCGGTCAGCAGGCGAGAGCGCTTGATCAATGCCGCCTGACCGGTCAGCGCGTACGCGCCAGCAGCTGCAGGCAGGACGCGTGACTTCAGGATCGTGGCTGCTACCCCCGTCAAGGCGTAGGCACCTGCGGCTGCGGGCAGAACCTTGTTGCGCAGGATCGTTGCCGGTTGGCCGGTAAGTGTGTAGGAGCCAGCCGCTGCAGTCAGCAGACGCGAGCGTTTGATCGTGGCTGGCTGGCCGCTGAGTACGTACGCTCCAGCGTTGGCCACCAGCGTGTAGCCGCCGATAAGCGGGGTGTAAACGATGGTCGCCGCTTGGCCTGCGAGGGTGTAGCTGCCGGTAGCAGCCTGGATCACGCGCCCACGCTGCACCAGGGCGTTGTTGCCGGTCATGGTGTAGGAGCCAGCTGCTGCAGTCAACAGGCGTGAACGCTTGACCAGCGCTGCCACACCGGTCAGGGTGTAGGAGCCCGCAGCCGCTGCCAGCACTCGGGAGCGCTGGATCGCGGCGGCCACCCCCGCCAAGGCGTAGGCGCCAGCGGCGGCAGTCAGGGTGTACTGGGTAGCGCCTGCTGGCGCATCGAACAGAAAGTCCTTGAACACCACCGGCATGGCGTCGCCAGGCTGCTGTTTGACGAGCGGGTTTAACCACTGTTGTCGGCCGAGTGCTCCCAGTATGAACTGATCAGCGTCTGACGTGTTGGTGGCTACCGTGGCTTGTGTGAAGCGTAGTGATGACAGGATCGACGCGCCTGCTCCCAACCCGGCTTGCTTTAGCTGGATGAAGAACGCGGTACCGCTGAAGGTCAGCGAGCGAGGAGCTTGGTTGGCTGCCCACAGTGCGTAGCTGGTGTGTAGGGTTCCTGCGGCGTCCAGCACGCTGCCTGATGCGATGGTGATGTCAGCCTGTGCGTACAGCACGGTTGAGCCATTGCTGTCCAGCACATCAAAGAATGCCTCGTTGCTGAACGACGCGTCGGCGCAGGCGATGTACACGTTCCACGTGCCGGATGCTGGCAGGTCAACGCGGAAGGTGTAGGTGGATGGTCCGCCTGTGTTCAGGCTGTTTAGACCCGCGAGGCGTGGCCCGACTGTATTGTCGCGGTCACGGGTCTGAGGTGTGACATCCCACCCGACGTTGGTGGTTACGCCGCCAGCTGTCTTGCTGGTGGGGTATGTCTCACCGATGTTGTAGGTGTAGCCTGCGTCGTCAGTGACGTAGCCGCTGGTCGCCCGGAAGTTATAACCGAAGTCATACGCCATGGGTTACCCCTGCGTATGGATCACACTGCCTGTGAGCTGAGTGGTTGTGGTGGTTTGTGGCAGGTACAAAATACCTGGCACGGAGGTGTCGTACTCGCGGGGAAGCCCGCCAGTAAAAGGGTCGATGGCGCCGGGTATGCCCGCACCCGGTAGTTGAACTTCACCCAGGATACGGTACGCTACCAAGTGCACAACACCAGATGTCATGGACACTGTGGATGTGAATGACTGGATGGACTGAACGCCCACGTCACCAGCCTGCAGAGCGAACCGGAAGAACGACCCCGCGGCAGCTGTCGCGGCATAGACGTCAACGGCCGTGCCGGTGCGCCCAGCAACGCCTGCGGAGTTGGTGTAGCTGATGCTGATGACGGACGCGCCCGCGCCCGTTACCGTTGACACCTCCATGCCAATATAGACGCCCGCCCCTGACACAGCGCCGTTACGGTCCCGTGCGGGCCATGCCACGCTGTTGATGGTCTGCGCAGTGGTGGTGGTTACCACGATGCCGGAGTTGTGCCACAAGCGGTCAATGACTTGCACCAATCCAGCTTGCCCGCTGGACACGAACTGCGCCCTTGCCAAGTGTGTATTGCCTGAGGATGCCGAGCTGGCCCGCGTAAGATGTCAGCGCGGCGCCTGCCAAGCCTGGCGTTGGTGCAACAGCTGCCCCTGGTATACCCGCCAGGTAGAGGGGGCTAAACGGGCGCCCAGCAACAAGCGTACCTGACAGTGCTTTTGTCAGGTACTCTGGCGGCTTCATGCCCGCCAGGGCAAGGTCAAGGGTCGTGATGGCCATGCGTTAAGTTGCTGTGAATACGCCGTTGGTCTGGTCCAGGTCAACGAACACAGTCTCGCCTGCAGCGACGACCTGGCTCGAGCCGTAGTCCCAGTACCCGACCGGGATGTTGTTGGTCTTGTCCACCAGGATCGCGTAGCGGAACGTGAAGCCGGTGGTGGCTGTCCAGATGGCAGGATCGGCCAGCACCAGCTTGTGCACGCCACCCGTCTGAGCGCTGGACGTGGTGGTGACGTTGTTGCCGCCTTGGGTGTAGCCGCCACCTGTTGCGAGGTCGGTTGTACCGGCTACGAAGCTGGCGTCAGCCGCGTTGATGGTGTTGGACAGGGCAATGGCCCACTGCACCGTGCCAGTGTTGCCGCCCTCGAACAGCTGCTCGATGGCGGGGGTGTACTTGTTGTAGGCTGCCATTTAAGCCTCCTTGATTGCGGCGATGGCCGCGCGGAGTCCAGCAAGCGTGGCCTGCGCAGCAGCCACATCCACCAGCACTTGGTCGCGTTCCGCTTCTGCGTCTGCTACCATTTTAGTAGCTGCTTCGCTTGTAACGACGAGGGCTGCGTCAGCTTCTGCCTGTTGCGCTTTGCTCTTGGCGTTCATCTCGTTGGCATCTGTCAAGGCCGCCTGCACGATCTCCTGGGCACGGGTCTTGGCGTCGTCGAGCATGGTCTGCACGTCGAACTTGGCCTGCTTGGCTGCAGCCGTTGCGCTGGCCATCTCATCGCGGGCTTCGGCCAGCTGCGGCTGCAGGGCAGCCAGCGCGGACTCGGCTTCAACCTTGGCCTGCTCTGCGGTACCGGCTGCGTCCAGCGCAGCGGCCACCTCGGAAAATGCCTGGAAGCCACGCAGCAGTCGGCGGGCGTCTTCGGCAGCTTGTATGTAGTTGACCATGGTTACTCCTTCAGCAGCATGTGAACGTTGATCAGCGTGGTGCCATCGCCCCCAGCCACGCGGGGCCGAACCTGCGCCACTGCCTCACTGACCAGTTCTATCTTGGGAGAGGTGATGGTCAGCGGGTTGCCCTGTGGGTCTGTGAGAGTAGCCCACGTGGTACCCCCGTCGTTGCTGCCTTCGATGATCACCGTGCCGCCAGCGCCGAAGGCGCCTGACACCTGCACGCTGCGGTCTGTGTACTGGCTGAACTCGACGGCCTCGCCGGAGTCGTTAGCCACAATACCAAGCCAGCGCGTCACGAAGGCACGTGTGTTCTTGGTCTGGACTCGTTCGGATAGTATGGTCATTTAAGCTCCCTTCGAGCTGGGGTACATGTTGGCCGTGTTGACGTTGCTAGATGGTGTTATCTCGATGTCCGTCAATTGGACCGATGACTCAGGCCCTTCGCCCGTTCCCACCTCAACGCTCGTGCGGGATACTACACCGAAAGCCCGCACATTAACGCTCTGGCCAACGGCCAAGCGATCCAGCCCCAGTGCCTTGCACTGGTCAGCGCTCAGGCTGATCTGCGTGCCGTAGCCGTAGTTGGCCACGGTCTCTTGCGACGTGACGCCCAGTGTCTGAGAGTCATCGTCGGAGGGTTTCATCTTGAGACTGATCATGCTTGCGCTCCTGCTGTGCCGTAGCCCATGACGTTGGACATGACATCCTGCACGTTGTTGGGGTCCAGCGTTCCTACGTTTGCTACCGATTTGCTAGCACTCTCCGCAGCTGCCAAGCCCTCTTGGGCTTTCTGCATCTGCTGACGGTTGGCCCGAATCTTCTGCACCACCTCGTCGGAGTTCATGATGCGTGGGTCGTTGCCAAGGCCTTCAGCGTAGCTGTCCATCAGCTCGTCGATGTTGATCTTGTCCCACGCGTCCATGGTGCCTGACGCCTGACTCACGGCGCCCGCCGTGGCTATCAGCCGGTCGGTGGCTTGCAACGCAACTGCGCGTTGGGCCTGCGCCAAGGTGCTGATGTACACCACGCTGATCTGCCGACCCTGCAGCTCAGGCGGGGGTGGGTTGACCATAGCGGGTTTGGCGGCCATCATCCGCTCGAATGTGAAGTTGATCAGCGGGTCGAACAGCTCGTTCTGCAAACGCTCGAGCACAGGGCCCAGCATCAGCAGCTTCTCCTCATGCCGTTCAGCCACCTCGGTTGCCGTGATTCCGCTGCGCGTGTCGTTGGCCAGCATCAGGAACAGGTCTTCGTAGAAGTGCCCCTTGATGCGCTCCCGCACGTCCACGATGTCTTCACGCAGTGCGGACAGGTCCAGCTTCACGTCGAACATCGTGCGCACCGAGTTCTCCGGGCCGACGCTGTCCACGAACTGAATGCCACCCGGCAGCCGGTTGACGCCAGCGGCCTTCAGGACGGATGGTGCCTGCAGAGGTGGGTTGACTTGGTAGTCAATCCCTTGCTGCTTGCGCAGCTGCGCGTGCTGCAGCTGGCGGATATCGGGCAGCGCGTCGTGGCCGGGGCCTGTGCCGTAGTTGTCGTTGCCGGTGGCCAACCAACGGGGGGCCAGACAGTTGAAGCTCTTGAACCCGGACTCGCCCAGTATCGACTCACCATCGCCAGCCACTTCGTAGTAGATGGACGCGTACTTCATGTTCATGCTGTCCATCTTCGTCGTGTCACGGTTGGCCCGTGGCTCGATGACGTGGTGCACGTTGACCCATGCGTCGAGGTTGCCCAGTTGGTGCTGACGCTTCACGTGGTTGCTGCAGTTCTCCAACCCAAACTGATCGGCCAGTTGGCCCACGCTCATGTTGAAGTCCCGCACCAGGGTGTTGACCACGCCACGGTTATCCGTTGCTATGGCGTACTCACCAACCGTCAGAGCGTAGCAGTGCAGCACATCCTCGAAGTCCTCTGTCAGGACCACGCAACCGGTGCCGAATGCACCCAGTTCGGTATAGACCTGGTGCAACGCTCGGTACACGTTGGAGCCCGCGAACACAGCCCGCATGGACTTCTCAACCTCCGACAGCCACACCTTGACAGCGTACACGTCGTCGAGCTTGGCGTCGCCGGTCGATAGTCGGAACCACGGGCGGGCTGGGCTGGACATGCCTGCCATCAAGCCCGCGCCCAGCGTGTTCAGGCTGCGCTTGGCTGTGCTGTCGTAGATGTTGCGTGACTTGCGGACCTTGGCTCCGCGTGAGGTGTCAGCCGTCAGGAACCGTCCAGCGGTTGGCATGACGTAGTCCACAAGGTCAAGCCAGTCTGACACCCAGCTCGAGCGCTCAGTCCACAGCGCAGCCTTGCGTTTTAGCAGGCGGCGTTTCTGACTGATGCCCTCTGACGTGGGCTTGAGCTGATCGGCCATGCGTTACTGGCCCAAGAGGGACGTGCGCCCAACGTTGAGCTGCTTGGTCTCAACACCGCTGGGGCTCGTCAACAGGGAGCCAGCGGCAGCTGCCATGGTCCCCCGGTTGGAGGTGGAGCCGAAGGCCTTCTGGTCAGCTTGCTTGGCTTCTTGGGGTTTCTGCGGATCGACCACAGCGGGCATGGTTGGTTTGGATAGGCACATGTCTGGCTCCGATGGGTCTGGAATGCGCCGATACTAACCGCAATCGCTGCGGTTAAACGCTCAGAAGTCGGCCAGTGGGTCGTAGGCCAGCACGGCCTGGTTGGTGTGGTTCTGCTGTCTGAGGATTTTGGCCAGCTTGGGTATCTCGAGCTGAGCCAGGATCACAGCGCTGGCGCGGTCTGGGCTGCGGCCTATGCGCTTGACGATCTCATCCCTGCTCTCAACCTTCACCCGCATGCCAGACATCTCCCACCGCGGGGCGCACAGGTCACCCAGCAGCTCCGTGTCAGGTGGCAGCATGATGCCGGTGTCGTTCTCTGGGTCCAGTGACTCGCGCAGCTGCCACCACAGCTGGCTGCGCATGTTCAGGAACCGCAGCCTGCCTGACCTGTCGGTGGCCGTTGATGCCTCTGCCACGTTGACGCCTATCACCTGTTGGCCAGCGATGTTCAGCAGGTCGTAGGGGCTGGCCCCGACCCCGATGACATCAATGCAGACCGGTGAGCTGTCGCGCAGGTGAGCGATCACGTGCCCCACGACAGCCTGCCCGCTTGGGGTCTCGCGCCCTGGGACGGCCACCAGCTTGTCGTACCAGTTGCCGTGGCGTGGTGACAGCATGGTGCTGTCTGCGCCACCTCTGGCCACGTCCACGCCCATGTTGTCCATCTCGCCCTTGGGGCTGCGTGCTGTCCACCGTAGCATGGCCTCCTCGACCCAGGCAGTGGGTACCACCTGCCACGGGTCATCGGTCATCCCGGCCTCGAAGTCACCGAACAGCATCTGCGACCGTAGGGGTTCAGGCAAGGCCTGCAGCACGGACATGTAGCCCGTGCCAGCGAGGTATGGGTTGTCGCTGATGCGCGAGGGGATGAAGGTGCGGGACTGAGGTGTGATGATCTGCTCGGGCGTGTACCGTGCTGGGTCGAAGTCAAACACCAACTCACCATCAACGATCACAAACTGGCCCGGGTTTGACTTGCCGAACCAGCGGTCACGGCTTGGGCCACCGTCAGCGCTCGGGATCATGGCCACGTACCGCAGCTCGCCGGGTGTGGCCCTGCCATCAGGTCCGGCGTACTTGCGATCCAGCCATGGCCCGAAGAACTGCACGACCCACCGACCCTCGGCAGAGGTTGGAGGGTTGAAGGTCATCAGCGTTTGGCTGTGCTGGCCAGGCTTGGTCGAGCGCACCCAACCCATGAGGAAGCGCGCTTGGGCCTCCAGGAAGTTGGCTGCCTCGTCCAGCACCAGCAAGTCCTTGGGACGGCCTTGATGGCCCTTCTCGTCGCCCAAGTTGGGCACAGAGCCCAGCTCGATCTGCAGGCCATCACGGCGCCATATTTTGTCCTTCGAGTTGTACGCATCGCGGCTGCCGAACAGGTCAACCAACCGGTCAATGATGCCGATCAGCTCAGTGCCCACGCGGCGGAACATGGCTGTGCGTGTGTGCTGGGTGAGTGCCATACCGCACGCAAGGTCGGTCTTGCCGCCACCGGCAGCGCCCCCGAACCCGATGACATCCGCTTTGGAGTTGTAGGCCATGGTCTGCGGCCCGGGCAGTGGGCGCCACACCATGTCATCGACATCAGCCTCGACCAACGCGTTCAGCTCCTGCAGCTCGTCTGGCTCGAGGTAGCGTTGCAGCTCCTTGATCTCGGCTGCGTTCATGGCCACGCCAGCCACAGCGCCAGCAGCACCAGTACGACCACGGTCAGGATGTCAAGCATCAGCCGATGTCCTTGCGTGTGCGAGCCAGCTCCAGCAACGCAGCAATGCGTGATGCCTTCTTGGTCTCGTCCATGAACTTGAGTGGACCACCGCCGTCGCCAGCGATCTCGGTCCTGTCGCCATACACGCCACGGCGTCGGCCCTTGAGCGCGAACTGCAACAGCCCGTCACTGTACTCCTGCGTGGTCAGCGGCACGAGGTTGCCGTTCTCGTCGCGCATGTAGCGCTCCCGCTCCTTGCCATCCCCGTCGATGTAGACCTCACGTTGGTAGGTCAGCTGGCCCTTGTGGATCACAGGCTTGCGTACGCCTTCAACAGCGCGGCGCAGCATCTCTGACTCGGCCTTGTCGATGCCCTCCTCCATGGCCTCATCCATGGCCAACCTGAAGTCCTCGTACTTGTCCCGGGTCTTGTGCACCATGGTGCGATCAATGCCCGCAGCACGCGCTGCGTGGCTGATGACAGGCATCAGGCGCAGCTCCGCCAGGAATAGCTCCTTCCAGTCGTAGGGTTTGGGTCCGTTGTGCATGGCGGCGATGATAACCGCAGATCAACGCTTTATGCGCCCGCCGCGTCGCGAGCGTATGCGGCCGTTCAGGATGTCACGCACCGTTGACTTGCTGATGGTGAAGCCGTCGTCGAACTTCTCCGCTATCTGCCGGTGTGTCAAACCTGCCGCGCTGAGGTAATGGATCGTGTCGATGTCGGAATCAGATAACTTGGCCAAATGATGGGTTTCGCCGACTCTGTAGCCCTTCTGCCGAACTTGCTGTTTTTTACCAGTTGCCATGCGGGCGCCCTTCCGTTCAAAAATGTCTGCCGGTTTATCAACTTGCTAAAAAATACAACTTGCGTTCGTTTACAACATGCGCTGCGATCTGACCTGCAACATGCAACATGTACTATAGATTCATGTTGCATGTTGCAAGGTATTCAGACCTTCAAAAAGCCTGCAACATGGCTATGTTGCATGTTGTGTTGCAATGTTGCAATGTCATCAAACGATGTCCAAAGTCAGGCCATCCTCTGACATTTGCCACGGGCTAGACTCCTCAAAACAGATTTTCTTCAACGATCTGAGCACGTTTTGACGCCGCGAATCTCGCTTCCCTGGCTCCGGATCAGGCAGCCGCTTTGTCGCTCCTAGAACAATTGCCTCGGTGTCGATGCCCTGAGTCTGGAACTCCGCGATGATGTCCAAGGCCTCCACAATGGCCTGCTCAACAGGGCCTTTGGGCACCAAACTGGTGGCTCCGCCGAAGGTCACTTCAACTTCAGATATGGCACAGCTGGTCACTGGATCGCCGTCCTCGTCCATACCCACCACCAGCACCTCGAGGTCGAAACCCCACTTCTGGCCATCCTCCCCGTCCTTCTGCTTGCTGGCACGCAGTATGCGCCCTGTGGCCAGTCTCAGCACCTCGAACTCAGCATCGGCAGCCGCACGTAGCCCAGACCACCCTCGGGCGCCCTTGGTGGCATCCTTGCCGCTGTGGTGCACGATGACCACCACGGCGCCCGTGTGGGCGTGTATGCGCTTGCAATGGGCCAACGCCTTGCCCATGTCCTTACCGGCGTTCTCGTCGCCACCGGGAGTGGTTTGGGCCAGCGTGTCGATGACCACCACGTCAGCCTTGCCGATAGCCAGGCACAAATCCCGGGTGTCGTCTATTAACAACAGGTTGGGGGCATTGGGGATCACGTGCAGGTCGATGTCGGCCAAGTTGATCTTGTTCTTCTGGGCATAGGCCAGCAGCCGCTTGCGCACACCCCCAGCGCCCTCGGCAGCGATGTACACCACCCGACCGGGTTTGGTCTTGTGGCCACGCCACGGCACACCGCGTGCGATGGCCCCGACGATGTCCAGGATGGCAAATGACTTACCCGCCCCTGACTCGCCGTAGAACATCACCATGCCAGCCCGTGGCAGCACGTTCTTGATGATCCACCCCGGGTGATCCCCGTGGCTGTACTCCCCGGCCTGGATTGGTTGGAAGCGTTGCTTTTTAGCAACAGCAGCTGCAATCTCCTGGGGGGTCTCCTCGATCACGTCGAACTCGCTGGCCGTGATCCCAAGGGCGATGTTGAAGTCAGAGTCCCCGCGACCGCTGCAGTGGGCGTGCAGGCACTTGAAATGGCCTTGGGCCATGCCACCCACGCCAGCAGGGAAATACTGGGTCTCAGTGTCCCCTGAATCCATGCTATGTTCATGCTGCCATGGGCAGGTGATGTTCACCCGGCCGTCAGTTGACCAGCTGCGCACGTGGCCATGGGCTTCCAGGTAGTCCACAGTAGGGTCATCAACGTCACCGGCTTTGCGGGCCACCAGCGGGCGCGTAGCCAGGTTGGTGGTCGTGGGTGCTTCGATGGCGAACTCCGCTACGAGGCTTTCCCACAGGGTCTCGAACTCAGACTCCAGCAGGGGTGGGATGTCATCAGGCAGGGTGGGCAACCACTCGTACCGTGCGCCGCTGGGGTGGGTGCCTGCGACGATGTACTGCTGGCCGTCAGCCAGGAACTCCACCACGCCGCCGTTGGTCTTGAAGCTGCGCTTGGCCAGCTTGGCAGCGATACGCACCACCAGCAGTCGTTTGCCGCTGTTGTTGCGGGTCCGGCAGGGCAGCTGGCCGGTGAACATCTCGATGTGGTCCTGGATGGCCTGAGCCAGCGTGGGGTCACCCACGTCGATGTCGAATGCCTGGTTGTTGCGTGCCTGCAGACAGATGCCGTAGTCAGGACGTGTGGACCAGCGCTCGATGTCAGAGGCCGAGGCGGAGAAGAGTGTCCACTTCGGGATACCGGCCACGTGGCCATCACGGTTGTAGATGGACGGGGTTTTGCCGAGTGCGGCCATCTTGGACGATGGGCTGATCTGGGCCGTTGGGTTTGACACCACCGGGAGCAGGTCAGCTGTCAGGCCCAGTGTCTCGGAGAAGTGTTGCCAGTCGGAGGGGGCGGCTCCCCATTGTTTTGTCATGCGTTGTCCAGCGTTAGGTCCAGTGAAGAGGTGCAGCGGCAGCCAGCGGACAAGTCTGGTTTTCGGGGATCAACCTAGCCGTGCGGAACGGATTATAGTTTTTTACCGCAGCCCAGGCAGATTTTTCGGTTAGTGGTTGTTGCTGAGTGCGGGCAAGTAGACTGGCGTTTTAGGTAGCGTCGGTGGGCCTGCCAGTCTGTCCACAGTGAGAAGCACACGAAGCCCATGACGATGGCCACGCACACACTGAGGGTGAACAGCAGCTTGACAACGATCTCAGCGATCCAGAAGTTGATAGGGTCAGTCATGCTAAAACTCGTAGCCGAAGTGAAGGCCGCCCACCCCATGGCGCGCGGGAAATAGCGTCACCCTCAGCCCGTTGTCCAGTTTGTATGACAGCGAGACTGCTGGCACGTTCTGCTGCCACCTGTACCCGTGCACGACCGTGAAGTCTGCGTCCAGTGGGCCGATGGCGTTATGAACTCGATAGCCCAGGTAGGTGGCTTGGTCCTTGAACGAGTTCTTGTAGGTGCCTGCGATCACACCGTCGCATTCAACCGAGATGCCGGGGTTGATGTTGTTGCGATGGTCTTGTAGGTGGATGGAGCCCAGGTGGACTCCGATGGCGAGTGCTGCGCAGATCATGATTGCTCTTTGGTTATTTGCATGAAATTTCCTTCATAAGGTAATGCTCACGCTCCATATAGAGCCGGCCCATCATGTCCAACGCGATGCCCGCCGACACCCTCCACATAGCTTCAGTCATGTTGATGTACATAAGGCCGAGACACTTCCAAGCGTTATCTAGCTCGTAAATGTTCATGGTTTGCACGTTGTC